ACCGAAGTGATTGCCCTACCCCTACTTTGGAGTGATCCACTTCCACAGTTGGAGCAACAATCAATATCGGAAAATAGATTGACGTTGGGATGGTTTTGAATCCAAGGAAGGAGCTTGTAATAGACTGTTTCTGTCAAAATTACATCATTAATGTTGTATCGCTTCATGGTTGCCCAGGCGGTCTTATTACCAGCCATACACTTGAGCCATAATTCCATTCCCTCATGCTCGGTTTTTTGACCGATTCCAAGACGTTTAGCAATGTAATCGAGCTTGTTTGAAGGGAACTTAAAGCGCCCTTTTGCTACCTTTAAAAGATCAATATTCTTAAATGGCTCTGGTGGTTTTATTTTGTGAAGTAAGAAGTGAGCATTTAGATGCTTCACGTCAAAGTTGACTCCGTTAAAAGAGATAACTGCATCAGCCTCACTTAATAAAGCATGGGCGCTTTTAAGCATTGCCCTCTCATTGGAGTGGTGAACAGAATCAAATAAGACTTTTTTCTCACCTAACCATTTAGCGGCATAACAGAGGATTTGCCCCTCTCGTTGGATATGTTTATAACTGACATTGTTTTCCCATAATCCCCATACTGGAGCGATTAGTGGGCTAGTTTCGATGTCGATGACCAATATTTTCACAGGTATCCTAGTTTTATTCTGCGGATTTAATTGCTTCTATTTGTCTAGCTGCGTCTTGGTACTTTCCGTTGTTTTGAATGACGGTGGAGAGTACGGTAGCAAGGTCAACGGGGGAAGTGATTGCGTCAGAACTGCTTGGGGATGTAGGACTACCACTGGCGCTGGCGTTGAACAACCGAATAAAGCCAAAGCTGACCCGACAAGTGCTGCTGCCCACGCCCAAGCCTTGACTCGCATAGAGATTTTTGACTTGGGACTGATATTGCTCATTTTTAGCTTGTTGGACTCTGATAGCGGAAACGAATCCGTCAACGGCTTTTTGATTCTTGGCTTGCTGCTCTTCAAGGGCTTTTTCGTAGGCTCCTTTTCGAGCAAGACTGTCTTTAGCGATTTTGGCTTCGTAATAGTTTTTTTCGTAGCTGTGACCAAGGTATGCACCTCCTAAAAGTGATAAAAGTGCAGCAAATACGATGGCGTATAAGCTGTTAAAACCTACTGCTAAAAATGACAACGGATTCATAAGATTCCTTCTAAACATTTCTGCATTTCGGCATTACGTCTTTTGGTTAAACCAGGCAAAACCACCAGTTGTCCAGCGACCTTAGCTTTATTCCACTTGGGTAACTCTCGGCAAGCAAGTTCAAGCTGATTGGAGGCTAAATAACGGGCTGCATGGCTAAGATTCTTGTTACATGAAACGGTTGGGCCTTCGTTGTAAACAACGTCAGCAAACGCTCCTAAAACGGGTGCTGGAAGGCCTTGTACGCAATGCTCAACAATGAGCACAGCTTTACGCATATCTGCATTCATAAATTGCTCACATTGCTCTAATGAATAGAAAGCGCCTTTATGAATATCGGCTCCCGTATGACCACGACATACAGTGAGAATTCCACCCGTATCGTCATAGGCATACTGTCTTAAACCTTCGGCGGGAATCGCTAAAGCCACCGCTATCGTTAAAGCACTAGCTATGCGTTTTTGTGAATCGTTCATATATCTTTTTGCGCTACAAGACGAGCAATAAAAGCACCCGCACAAAAGAAAAAAGAAAGCCCTGCAAAGAGGGCTGGAGGGAAATAGTCACCTATTAACGGGATAACTACTTCTCCACCGGAGAGAATTCCGGCAATTAAGACAAGGCGAAGATTCCAAGACTTTCTGAGAATCATTCTCCAGTTATCGTAGAGTTTCATTTATCAACCTTGCGATCTAGCTTGTCCTCTATCCTTCTCATAAAATCCAATAACTCGATTCTAAAAGAAGCAAAATCATCTTTTCTGACGTACTTTTCATTGATTTCCAAAGCAAGGGATTGCAAGTCTTGCTTTAACTTATTGACCGCAGACCAAAGCTCTCTAGCGAACCAACCAAGAACTGTGCAAGCTACGCTGACACCCCAGAGTGCAACTGTCTGAAAATCGCCCATAAAAGACCTTTAGAAATGAAAAAAGCCCCTAAAAAGGAGCTTGATGGCAATACGTTAGAAGAGTAAAATCAGTTAATGCACTTTGATCCTATATTTCTTGGTTGGATTTGTGCCGCTTTGATTCTGCATTGGTGGAATTCACGGGGCAAGAAGTGATTTGCGTTTGTTTTGTTCATCTTGATTCATAGTCCCAATTCCGAGTAAACCTGGTAAAAAGAATTGATTGCCAGCGTTTTGTTTAGGAACAGGTAAAGCTAATCCACTAGAGACATTTAATGCTTGTTTGGCATTCATTCCAGCCGCAATGTTTTGCAATGGTTTAGAAATGACTTGCTCACCGAATGGCACTTTTCCAAGAAGAGGCACTTTGCTTAACTTATCAAGCATCATGCCTAGTCCTGCACCAGTCGTATTAGAGTTATTCACTGCTGATCCTGCTGGCTGGAATTGCTCGTAACTTGCTACTTTTCCAATAGCTTTCATCTGATTGACTTCATCTGGGTTAAAGAACATTCCCAATTTGCGATCACCTATCGCTTTTAATGCAGAGTTATAGCCAGATTGACTGAATTTGCCAGTTTCTTCGGCTGCACCGTTTAACGCTTTAGACTTCAGATAATCTGAAATTTGGCTGCGAACTGTTTGCTTAACGCCATCATTTTCGTTGACTAACTTAGCTAAGTTTTCAACAGATTGAACACTAGCTTCATTGCCGTTACCAAGAATGAACTTATTGACAAACTTATCAGGCTCAATACCGTCTCTCACGGCTTGCAATGCTGGAGTAGCTTCTACTGCTTTCATATAGGAAGCGTTAGCCTTCCGAGCAACATTAAAGGCATCAATGGCTTGTTTGCCTTGACCTTCTATTAATGGAGTATTGTCTAGAGCGCTGCGAACTTGGCCTAATGCCATGCGAACCGATCCATCATTGGAATTTCTTTGCAAATTACCAATGGCTGTTTTCATTTGCTCGGCAACATCTACCGTCAACGGAATTTGACCTTTTGCTACACCATTGAGCATATTTCTCACATCGCCAGGCAATTGACCGCCTAGCAAGTTGTGATCTAAGGCATCATTAGCTTGATTGGTAAACGCCACATGGTCAAGTAAAGCGCTTCTGCCACCAGTAGCTCTAGCGCCTTCGTATAAAGCACCAATTCCTGCTTTTGCTTGAGCATCTTTATTCCCAAGGAGTCCAATGATTTTTTGTCCAGCGGAGTAAGCATCATCTTGTCCATTAGCGCCTAAGTTTTTAAGGTTATTGATTAATACTTGATTGTTACCGTTCTCACGCATTGCCAAGCTATTTAATACGGCATCGTTTGTATTTGCGCCAAGTTTGGTGAGATTTTTTTCTTGGGTGAGTTGTACGGGGTTTAAAGTCAGATTGCCACGCAACGGCATAGCGCCTACAGTTTTATAGGCAATTAAACGCTCTAGTGCATCACCAGATATATCACCTGTTTTCATAGCACCAGCAACATCCTCACGCAACGAACCAATGATATTTTTTGGCAATTCATTAAAATTCATGCCACTACGTTGCAATACTGAATTTATTACATCATCTACTTTTTGCGTATTGTTAGACGTAACGCCTGGAGCGACCCAATCCATTGCCGATTTACCAGCATTGGCTAATCTATTAGGAATTCCAGAAATAGCATTCGCAGCAATAGGAGCAGCTAGACCACCAGCTAAAGAAGCGGCAAATTGAGCGCCTTGACCACCACCACCCTCACGGGTAGCGCCACCAGCTAAACCTGATCCAGCAGCAGAGATCGATTGCATACCAGGGTTTTGAGCAAGCCCTGTTAAGACTGCACGACCAGCATTATTAGCCATTGGAGCTAGAGCACCCGCACCAGCAGACATTCCTCCCGAACTAGCAACTAAGCGACTTGCATCGCCTACCATGCGCTCTAGACCGTTATTGGGTGTTGGCAGTCCAATTTTGTCTGCAATATATTGACCAGCATTACCACCAGCACCAGAGACTCCCAATGCTTGCATAGGAGCGCCAATGATTTGTGGAATAGTGCCTAGTCCTTCAAGACCATATCGAGCAGTAAGGCCTAATTGACCGATCAGGCCATGCCCTGCTTTATCTTCAATAGGTTTAGCTTGCAAAGGCCCTTTAGCAAAAGGATCGTAATCGACTTTTTCTAAAGTAACCGATGGAGAGGCTTCAGCGTTTGAAATTGGTGATAACTTGCTTAATACTTGCTTTGCATATCCCAAGGTATCTGGGGCATTAGGGTTTCTAGGGTCTGAGATAGCAACACCTTGAGAAGCCTTTTTCATTCCATTGGGGCCACCGTAATATCCAGCAGAAGCAAGTCCAACATCGCCATTGGCATCGTCATACATTTTGCTGGCATAACGAACACCGCTACGCATATTGTGCTCTGGATTATTCAAATTCCAGCCTGCATCTGCAACATCTTTAAAGGCAACAGGTGTAACTTGCATTCCACCGACAGCGCCAGCATTAGAAGTTTTCGTATTTTTTCCGCTAGAAGATTCTTGAGCGTAAATACCTTGTTTAATAAAGTCAGCTTTTGCGCCTGTAATGCCTTCTGCTTTTAGGGCCTCATCAATTCCATAAGGAGTCAATGAAGAGGTCTTAGCAAACGGGTCGTAATTTACTTTTTCAAATTCGATACCCATGCTTATTCCTTCACTTTATAGGTGTTTCCATTTTCTAGGACATAAAAGTTACCATCGGCAGCTTTATTTGCCATTACTTTTTTGCCATTAAAGTCAACAAATTTAGAGTTTGAGTTATCCGTATTTGTTGTGGTTTCTTTACCGAGAATACGGTTATAGCTTTCTTGTGCATGAGGCGTTAATAAGCTAATGCCATTAACAGTCTTGCCCATACCATTGCTATATTGCTCACCTAAAGCATTGATCTTAGACCCTAAGAGTTCAGTCAATTGACGAGTTGCAGCCTTTAACTGTTCTGGAGAGTTAGCAGAATCAATTGTCGAACCCCATTCTTTTAATTGGCTGTCAGAAACGTGTCCATTATTAAAGGCTTTGGTCAACTCACCTGTAACAGCATTTTTAGCGGCATTGAAGTTTTGAACCCGTGGATCGCCTCTTCCGCTTTCATAAGCATTGGATACTTTATTCCATAACTGATAATCGGAATTATTTAATTTTTCAGCAGCTTTATCTAGATTATCCATGTGACCAAGTACAGTATTAAATGAAGTAATAGCTTGTGCTGATTTTCCAGAGGTAAAGTCTTGACGAGTTTTTGCTCTAGCTTGATAGTTCACAGCATCAAAGTTGGGATCGTATTGTGACACTGCATTAAGCAGAGCTTGACCGCCAGGAGTGCGAACTAGCATTGGGCTAATTGGAATCGTGCCATCTGCCATACCTTTTACAGTATTGCGCTTATCTGCTGGAATGGTGGCTAAATAATCAGCACCAGTTAGATTGCTTTGATTTGATCCGGTAACTTGTCCATCGGCAGCAGTAGGCGCAATTTCACGAACTGTACCTTCTGTTTGGTTATAAATCATTGGATTATTAAATCCATTGCTAGGGATAAATTGAGTCTTTGGTATGCCTTTGAATGGCAAAGCTCGCATATCACCATTTTTAGAAAGTTGAACCATTTGTCCATCTTCCGTTTGAACTGGTGAAACACCCCACTCATTCATTAACTTTTGTTGCATAGCTTCTTGCAAAAGTTTTGTTTGTAATCCCGCATTAATACCTGATCCAAGGATTTGCCCAGTTGATCTAGGCATCAAGGATGGGCCACCGTTTTGCAGCATAGTAGCGCCCATTGAGAGTAATCCCATGTTGGAAGGGTCGCTGAAATTATCTAATAGTCCCATAGTGATTCCTTAGTGAATTAAGTTGTATTTAACGGCTTTGAAGCCATTTTTCTTTGTTACAACTGACTCAGGGATAACCTTTTCAGCCTCTTGAGCCATAACTCCAATAAATTCACCATGACCAGCAATATCTTTAAATTCTGGCTTATATTCAAACTTATAAATATTTAGACCGCTTGGCAATACACCAACTTTGCTAATGTTTTCTTTCATACGAATATCTGAAAAAGAATCATATATTGGGCCAACAAAGCTAGGATCTGCTTGATTAGATTGTCTTGTGAGGTAATTATTGACAGAGTTTCCTATTCCGCTTCCAGATGAGCTTAATAAGCTATTCCCTAACATTGCGCCACCAATGACATTAGCGGTTTGATTTGTGTAAAGCGGATTGGAGTTAATCTGTGTGCCGCCCATGCCAGCCGTAGGATTCACTAAGTTTGCGTAATTTGTAAGGTTGGTATTGTTGTACGCATTTTGTGAATTCATGTTTGATTGCTGTTGGTTATACAAAGCATTATTGCCAGCTATTCCAGAGTTCAATAAATTAGTTCCTTGCAATGCGTTGTTTAAATTTTGATTTTGCAATGCCATTTGTTGTGCATTATTTTGTAACTGAGTATTGACATTCGTTGTCTGAGCAGTCAAATCACGATTAGCATTATTGGTAGAATTATTTAATGACAATCCTGACAAGTTATTAGCTGTGCCATACATATTTTGCTGTGCTTGGTTATAAGCGCTGTTATACATATTAGCTGCCGTATCACCTTGTGCTTGAGCCAAACTCTTAGCAGCGAGGCCTTGAGCAATACCTTGACGGCTACTGCCATATTGACCAGCAGCAACAGCGCCATCATTGATTTGTGGCAGAACAGAAGTGTTGAAGTTATCCGACATCCTTGTTAAAGCGTTCTGCACAACGGGGTCTAGCGTGGAAGTATTCGCTTGGCCAGTTAGCATTTGCGATAACGATCCTTGTGGATTGGCAGAACCTAGTGAAGCAAAGGCTTGCGTAGGATCTACAGATTGTGCATTTACGTTACCGGCAGCCGTAATGGTTGGATCAAACCCACCGCTTAATGCTTTATTAGCTGCCGTTGTTACTGGGTTATAAGCATTTCCATTAATCAATGAAGAAGTGTAATTTTGTTGGGCTGTATTATTAGCCGCCATCCCTGGAGTCCAGGCAGCATTGGTATAGTTTGTTGCTGCGCTTGGAAGAACTCCAGGTGTATCAGGGGTATAGTCACTAGCTGGATTGTTTTGATTGCCATTGGCATCATAAGTAGGAGTTACCCCTGACTTAAGAGTAGTTGATTTTTGCCCTTGCAAATAAGGCAATGCTCCAGCCCAAGGGGTTGCTGTGGATGACGATGTAGCCGATCCAGACTGACTAGATCCACCGCCCCCGCTACCCCCGAGAAATCCTCCTAATATTGCCCCTGTTGCTGCACCTGCAACGGCTGTAAATGCCATAATTATTCTCCTAACTTCTCAATGGGTTTGCCTTGTAATTCAAATAGGCGAGTTTGTAACTTGTTGGATTCTTCCACTAAGTCATCTTCAATTTCATGTAATTGGGTCTCTTCGGTGTAACAAAGAGTTGTCCAGAAAGTATCTAGATGAGCAATTCCTGCTCGCTTCATTCCAGCTTTAGTAGGTATAACGTGATAACCGGTAAACCTTTTAATGCCATCATCTGTAGTAACAGATATATCTCCACAGACCACATTGATGTGATCCCGCTTGTGAACCGTACCCACTAACACAGTATCTTTTGGCACAAAAATAGTTCTTGCGTAAATCTTTCCAGAAAGCTCATGTGCTGTTTGTAAATCTATTTGTGGCTGTTTTTCTAATTCTTCTTGAAGATTATTGACTTTTTCGTTACTAGCTAACACTAAGCTATTGGTCATTGTTTATCCTAAGAAATGCCAAGCAGAACCGTAATACCCATAGAACCCTTTGCCACTACCAGGATTCCAGTTAGTACCATCGGCAAGGCGAATATCACCTTCTCTTGGTTTAGTCGGTGCAACATTGACCATATCAATATGACCTAATGCCAAAGCAATGACCGCAGCTTGAATTTTAATGAGTTCATCTCGTAAAAAACGCTGCAAATCAGCAGCGTCATCGGGTACATTGCCAGGCGTATAAAACGCTGTTCCAATATTGGGAGTTCTCACCATTTACCTTCGGTAACAATGTCTAGATCATAAGAATCTAAACGCCATTGATAAGCAGTACCAGTAGCAAATTGAATGGCAATATATCTACCCGAAACCATACAATCATTAGATATGGTTGATCCAATCGTATAGTTCATCCAATCACCCCAAGTAGGATCATCGTATGCACTCGTATTACTCCAGCCAATTCGTAATTTTACTGTTTGACCTGGATTGCCAATAATGCGAGGTCTAACTCCACGAACAACTTTAATCGTTTCATCTTCACCAAACATCAAGCCTCTGCGCTCTAAATACGCATCAGGAATCACCCCATCAAACGATGATGATGAGTCCATCATATAGAGCTTGGTATTGTTGCTTGCCATAATGCAGCGAGCCGTAGTTGGTACAAAATCAGGGCCATCCCACAAGGTTAGGTCTGAATCCCAAGGGGCTGAGTCTTGCGCCCAGTTGCCGATCAATCCGTTATCGACTGGGCCAAAGGCTGCATGATTTAGATTTGGAATCTGTCTAAACGATACAGTCTTATCTACATAGTTCCACACCACTGCTTTATCGCAACTGGTAGATCCGATAGAGGGATAGCAGATAAATACTTCATTAAAGAATGGGTTTTTAAATACGAAGCAAAGGTTTGCACCATTGACATCAATACTTTGGAATAGGAATCGTCTGCTTTGTTTATCTAATACGCTAATAGCTGATTGTCCATCGTGATAGATCACGTCTGAGCCTGTTAAGGCAACATGGAATCCATCGACCTCGACTACGCAGTTTTTATTGAGAACACCGCTTGTACCAAGGACTTTAGAGAATTTGAATACATAGGCACCGCCTACGAAATCCATTCTCCAAATTGAGTTTTCTTTGTAAATCATGAACGAATCGCGTAATTGCAGTCCGTCAACGATTGGATCGTACCCTTCAGCTAAGTCAGTTTCGCCAGCGTCTTTAGTAGGGTCGGTTTGATCCCATGATGAAGGGACTGTACCTGGATCAGCAGGATGACTCCACTTCACCATGTAAGGATAGTTCGCTGAACCTTTAGTCACATTCAAAGCAATCAGATAATTCTTATAGGCACGAATAGATTTGCAATAAGTAGTAGCAGGCCAATTAGCCAAATCTACGAACTTATGGGAAGTATTGAGATCCCATGACATAGGGCAACTAGAGGTATCGCCTGCATTCAAAATAGGAATGCCAGAGAGCAAAGTACCAGTCCAGTTATTAACTACACCCGTTCTAGGGGTGACATGGGTAATATCGGTATGAACTGCTACACCAGATGTAATGGTTACGGCAAAGGTCTTTCCTGCCGTTGTATAGACCCAATAACGTGATCCAGCCACATTACATGGCATGACGTATTGAGGTGTATAGGATGGGGAGTTATAGACTTCACCGTGACCATAGAACTGATAAGCATATCCATCTAGAAAACGGATATTTTTAGCGTCAGTCCAGGCGTTAAGCGGGAGTTCATGAGTAGATAAATCTTTATTAACCCCTACCGATCCAGCATTAGGAATTCTAACGAAAGGCATCGTTATGGTGTTCCTACTGGTGCAACGATAGCATTTGGATCTGTAAATGTAGGAATTCCGTCAGTAACGCTAACAATATACCCTGTGTTTACCTTTGTGCCATCTTCAACAACATATACCTGACCATCGGATGAAGAAGAAATAATTACACCATCACCAGCGTGAACTACTCCATCAACAATATTATTAGTAACGTGAACATATAGCATTATGAATTTTCCTCAATTGCAGAGATAACATAAGAAACACCTGATGGGGGGGTAAATGTAATTCCAACGCCAGCAGCAGCAAAAATGTCGTACACGACTGCATAAGATGAAGATCCAGAAATAGCGCTAGCACCATTAATAGTCATTGCTCCTGCACCAGTATGAACTACCCTTATTTTTGCATTACTTGTTGGAGTGTAATTAATGGTTGCAACACCACTTCCTGTAGCAATTAATCCTGTAGCCATTTAATTCTCCTTAAGCAATACTGCGAGCAGTTATTTGTGAAGCAATGCCTGATAGGATTGCGGTAGTTCCAACTATGACAGCCCTATTTCCAGGAACTGTATCTCCATTGGCGTAAATAGATATAGGCAATGAAGAAGATAGTCTTGTTGTTGCATTGCCTGTGGTTTGAATACTTACTGGATTACCAGTAGTGGCTGCGGCTGTTGCTACACCAATTGGTGCTACTGTAGCAACTGATCCAACGTATAGTGAATAGTTATTGCTAGAATCAAGAGTTCCATTTGGGATAATTAAACATGTATATATTGATGATGTCCCATCTGGAGTATTTACTGATGGAGGCAATATTACAGGTGTTACATATATAGAAAATGGTGCAATTAAATTAGATAAAGTACCGGATCCACTATTTGCATTTACAGTTAATTTATAAAGGCCATAAGATGACATTATTGTTGTTGCTGCGCTTCCACATTGAAAAATAATGTTTAAGTTTGTTCCAACTAATATTGCATCAATGCTTGTATATCCACCCTGATTTGTATTTTGACTTTGCTGTAGGTTATAAATCCATTTTTGCGTAAAAGCACTTCCAGAATCAGACCAAGCATAAACTTTGAGATAACTTGTTGAATAATCGCTATAAATAGCATAGCAAATAGAGCCATTAACAACTAACTTTGCGCTACCATTTTGCATACCACCTGTCATAGCCCCACTTCCGTAGTAAGAGCCTGCTGATGTAATATGATGAACCATTGTTCCGCTTGTGTAGCTAGTGAAGAAATAGAATCCACCAGCACCATCTGATGCTGCATCTACAGTAGCGTTAGTAGATGTTCCAGGCACAGAGGTATTTGTATAAATTGGCGTAATAGTGCTTGTTGTTGCAGAAAATGTGCCAGCACTGATAACTGAACTACCTTGCGCTACCCATCCAAAGTTACCGTTTGATAAAACAACTAATTTATTTGATTCTGTTCCACCGTAAACGTTCGCAGCAGCAAAAACAGTTGAATTGACTGTGCCAAAAACCCCGGCTGCTGTCATAGGAACTGCATTGCCAGAACCCGCTTGACCATAAACAATAACAAATCCACCAGTAGAGATGGCGGCTATTTTGCATACAGTATTAGAAGTAACTGTTTTGGTTGTTGGGGCTAATGTCTGTACGCCAGCATTAGAATATGATGCAACATAGAGAGTTGAGCCACCATTAGCAGACCATGTAATACCAAATCCACCTCCAGGAATTGAGCAAACATCAATAGGATGTGCATTGGATGTTGTTAATCCTCCAGATCCAATCTGTGTTTTTGCCACTACTATTGCACCAGAAGGATCTAGTACGGTAAATGTGACATACAAAGTAGTGTTATCTACCCATGCAAAAACTGTATTACCGTTTGAAAGCAATGCTTTTGCAAAACATAAATATGGAACAGTTGCTTGAAATGTTTTGAAAAATGAGCCTGTAACATTTCCAGAAAGTCCATCTTTAAATCCTGCTGATGATGCCCTAAAAGGTCTTAATACACCAGAAGATAAACTAGAGCTTAAGGCTGTAGTAGAAAAGTTTGATGGTGTTGCCCAGTAGGCTTGACCATTTGGATAAACCGATACTAAATCTCCAGAAGCAATATTTTCGCCAGCAGTTAATGTAGTATATATGGATGATGCGCTTTGTAGAAAATTACTTAATTGAGTCATTAGATGAGTCTCCAGTCTGAGCCGTTATACCAAAGAGTAAAAAATTGATTGTTGACATCACAATACAAACTTGTTGAGCTTCCCATAATGGTTTTTCCATTTGGGTTGATGATGAGGTTGTTTTTTGCCCAAGTAGCAGTAGCATCTTCAAAAACGAAAATGGTTCCTGTAGATGGTGAAGCCGGTAGCGTAAGTGTTACTGCTGCTGATGTCGTATTAACTAAGTAAGATCCAGCAGTAATTGACTGTGAAGAACTTATATATGCTTGAGCAGGAGGAGTAAGTGAAGTCCAATTGGTTGTATCAATGCTTGGATCTACAGTCAATGAGCTTGTAGTTGCCCCATGACGATATGTTTGCAAAGTCACAGGCGAATACACTACGTTACCTGAAGTATATGTTTGTCCGCTTACCCAAACTGGAGCAGCGCCACCACTAAAGATAGCACCATCAACATACCCTTTTGTAGCGGGATTTAATGAGGCAGTTGGAGCTTGAACTGTAATTGCGCCTGTAAAGGCTGCTCCCGTTGTGGCTGCGTAACCAGCAATATTTGCTCCAGCAGGAATGGTGACTGTTCCTGTAAATGTTGGAGATGCAATTGGTGCTTTTAAGGCTTCTGCTGCTAATGCCCTAGCTAACTCTGCTGCCTCTGCTGCTAATGCTCTTGTTGTTTCAGTTAAGGTTGCTGCATCCGCATAAGCGGTGCTAGCAGCATTTACGCTGTTATCCAAGGCTGTTTGGGTGGGAACCTGAACAACAGCGCCCTGCATATTGTGAGTACCTGAATAGGTATCACCGTTACGGTTAATACGATCATTGCCGCTTACTAGGTAAAAACTTGTGCCATCGTAATACGCAATTACAAGACCACCTGATTTAATGTCATTGCTAGTGAGCGCTGTTCCGTCTGCATCTAATAGGGTTTTAGTTCCTAGTGCATTGACTTGAATCGTTACTCCACTAGTATTGGCATGAGTGGTTTTAAAGGCCACCAGCATAGAGCTTGTGTAAGCTGCTGGGGCTGGGCTAACAGTAACGGTGTAATCGTTGACGGTTGATCCTTGAGCTTCAGTACCCGTCACAATCACCATGCCAGGGAAACCAGCAAAAGTGCTTTGAAGAGTAGCTTTAACTAGGCGAAGATGATCGTCACCTTGGCTCTTTGGATCAGTAGAAGTCGGATTTGTTGCTACTAAATTAGCGATATATGATGCGGTTTCTAATGGCATTTTTCGCCTTTACTTATAAACGGACATCGCCACGCACCCGAAGGGTTGCAGCGTTGGCCCAGTCTTGTTGGTTCACGGTTTGGATTGCTTCTTGATACTTTGCAGACCACATTGGCAAACGTTCATCGTTCAGCAAATATGGTGCTGCTTCGCACAATGTTCCGTAAAGGTAAACATTGGGAAAGTTAGTCATGAGCCAATTGGTTGATGCAGTTGCCAAAGCTGGCACTTTTGCTCGATAGACTACTTTTAATGAGTAGATAGCATCTGGCACATCTTGCAAATACAGAGTGTTATTAATAATCGTATAGATGGCAGGCTTTCCAGCACTACTCCAAGGCTTTGCAGCAAAGTAAGCATCTGGTGCGTAATAATCTAAAGTGACATTGGGGCTTGATAGAACCACCAAAGAGCGCATATTAATAAAGTCTGATGGCAATACTACTGTCTCCACCCCTGTGGCTGTAGAGAGCGTTGCAATCGCATCTTGCAACTTTGCATCAATATCACGATACATTCTAGATTCTGCTAACTGAATCAAATCAGGAATAACAGCCGTCAAGTCAGTACGGTGCAAAAAATTGGCTACTGAGGTCTGTAAATCGGTGTAATTCGTTAAAGCCATTAGATAGCTCCCTTCCAAATACGAAAGTGGGCTAATGCAGGGTCTTGTAGCATCCTGCGGATATGTTCTTTATTAGAACTCCACTCATGAAAAGTAATTCCGTTGTCATTAATGTATTTTTCGATCATCACATAAGGAATCGAAGCTGCATGGCGCATTTCGCTAGAACCAGTCATGCCAGCGTTGGATAATGCTTTTGCATATTCTGCAATAGGTACACAGTCTTGAGTGCGTTCAACAGTCATACTGCCGTCATGTAGATGGAGCTTGGTATTTAAATCCAAGGCATCTTGAGAAGCAATATTCGTGGTAATCACTTACATATTCTCCAATGGAGAGATCTGCACAATTCCTGCGCCACTTACTTGAATAACGGCAATCTTGGTATAACCACTAGGAACTTGCATAATTTGTGAATCACCTGGCTGAACTTGCATATCACCAGTAGTTGCTGTTGCTGTTGTTGTTCCTAATTTCACACAAGCTGGAGCCGTAGCAGCAACACGAATGTAACGAGGAATTTCATTTGATAGGCAAACAGGAATATTGGTAGAGCTTGATGAGCTAGTAGATGCAATCTGTACGCCAGTTGCCACTACGGTAATCGCAGCGCTTGAAAATGTTTGAGACATAAAGACTCCTAAATAGAAAAAGGGGAGCCGAAGCCCCCCTTTAATTTGACGATCCTAACTAGGATTAAGAAATGTCGTAAACAGCACCGTTTGCTTTTGGCGCACGGGCTTCAACAGTCCACTCCACAACGAGTTCACGTTGCAGTGCATCACCAGTTGTTGCCAATTCGATAGTGCTAAACGGACGGAGGTAAGCAATAGCCCACTTGTCAGATTGCAATACGAATACATCATTAGCATCTTGGAAACGGCTAGGAACAGCTTTGATTTCACCGAAGTCAGAAACGTACACATCTACTGAAGCGTACAGTTTTGCATCTTCACTCTTATCGAAACGAGTTGCATTGCCTGTAAATGTAGAGAATGTTTGTTTAGCTTTAGGGGGCAACAAGATTGTGTCAGGTTCGCCACCAGAAGTGAATACCAATTGCAATACGTTCTTGAGACGAGCTTCAGTAAAGGCTACAGCAGTACCTTTAGTGCGGCCTGTGTTGCCAGAGTAAGAAGCCAATGTGCCAAGGTTGTTATCTACGTTGTCAACTGTCCAACCAACTAAACCACGGGATTGACGTGGTGCAGTAGCTGTAACATCTAACTGAGTAGCAGAAGATTCCATATCACGGCGTAGCTCTAAAGCTGCCAAAGACAATTGATAAGCCAATTCGTCTTTACGACCAGCAGGGTTCATAGCTTGTTGTGTGCCAGAAACGATTACAGTCTTTGTGGATATCTGTGTGCGGTTGTTCAAACGAGTTGTCGGTGTAACTGTCTTAGCAGCAGCGTTATCGCCTTCAGCCTGAGCATTGGTTTTAACGGCAGAAGCCAAATCTTGAGTTTGCCATTCGTGCAAAGTGTTTGATGCCTTGCCTTTAGCAGCCAAAGAAATGAATGGTGTTGCTGTTGGTGAAATGCGATAGATTACGTCTGTTAAATCTTCACGGTTACCAATAGCGGCTGTTGTTAAATAGGTACTTGATGGTGCAGTCATTTAATTCTCCAAATAGGTTTTATTTGGACTACAGAATCGATGCAAACATAGCAGCAGCATCATCAATACTTCCGGACTTAGAAAGTCTTTGGAAAGCATTAGAGCGTTTGTCTAAGTTACGGGTTTCAGCAACGCCAGGCTTTTCTACCTTTTGGGGTAGGCTAGAAACCTTTTTAGCGACTGCTTGAGCCTTGGACATCATCTTGTCGTAGAGCATTGCTTTACGGGCCATGATGACAGCCTTTGCATCGGATACGTTGTCCACAGTTTTTTGATCGAAGCCTTGATTGAGTAGGTACTCTCTCAGGGCAACTTTTTCGGTTTTAGACTTCTCGTCATTCTTCCATTCAGGCAGCTTGGCTAAGAGTTCTTCTTGCTGCGCCTGTAAATGGGATTGAAATCTGGTCTGTTCTTCAGCCTGTATCTTGGCATTGACTTGCTGTTGCTCGATCCCGTTTCTTTGAAGTTGAGCTTGTCTCTGTTGATAGAGGTGCTGTTGCTTCAAATACTCTTGCGGATCGGTGTCAATAAGTCTTTGCCAATCTATAGTATTTTGTTCTTGCAGGGCTGATTCCAACTGGATCTGCATTCTTTGCAGATTGTCGGCATAAGTCCTACGTTCTTGTATGGCAGCATTTAATTCAGCATCGGCAGCTTTACGCTGCTCTGCGGCTTCCATTGTTTTTCGGGTGTAATCCGATTGCCGTTGATAACCGTTTTTGAGTTCGTCTAGAGTGACTTCGACTTCCTTGCCATCGATTTTGATGGTGACAGTCTTAGGCTCTTCGCCCTCTTCTTCGGATTCTTCGGTTTCTTCTACTTCTTCTTCAGTTTCTTCTGTTTCGGCTTCTACAGCCTCTTCTTCGGATTCTTTAGAGTCGGGTTCTGTGCTTTCTGCTTTTGCTGCTTTTTCCTTTTGTGATTCTGTAGGAGCTAACAAAGTAGAAAGAACATCGGTGGCGCTATTTACATCTAATGCTGCATTGCTGGATTCCATGTTGGATTGTCCTTAGTTGGTTTTAAATCTTGTTACGTCTAATGAGAAAGCTCTCACCAGTCATCATGGCTCTTATTCTTGCCAGATCGTTTTGGCTCGGTCTATGAGAGACTTCTGGCGCTCGATCTCCAGTTGCGCTAACTTGCCTGTCTCCAGGCTCGTTGTCAGGGCTTGCTTGAGTTTGTTGAGCATCTGCAAGGTCAGGAAGATCTTTTCTCTGCCCTCTTGATCCCTTACGGGTGAGTTTTTCCATGCGGTAATGAGTTCCTGTTCTGTATCAGCAAAAACACCTATGAAGGCTTCGTTTTCTAAAATTTCTTTAGAGCGATTGCCGTCATAAATTCGTTTATCAATTGTTGTCATTTAGCTTTTGTAAGATGGCTTGTAACATTAATGAAGATTGATCTGCGGTAGCACTCGTCAATGGATCACTACCCTTTGAGGCTGCAATCTGAGCAGTTGCTAATCGAACTTCAGCATCAAGCATCGTTTTCCATTTCTGAAATTCGAGTTCTTGTTGTTTTAATTGAGCATCCAATTCAGCCTTATGCTGACGCTCTTGCATATCTGCTTGTGCTTGCATTTGTTGCTTTTGAGCTTCCATCTGCAATTCACGCTCACGCATTGAGGCTTGTTGCTGCAATTCAGTTTGACGTTGTTGCATTTCAATTTGATGTTTACCTTGCTCAAATTGTAAATTCGCTTGAGTCTTTTGCTGATCTGCTTGCGCCTTAATCATGTCAGGATTCGGTGCAGGCGGTTTTGGTGCTTGCTGCGCTGGATCAGTCCAATACAATTCAGAGTTCTTAAATCCTAGTGCTTCAGAGAGCTTCTTAGAAGTCTGATAGATATTTTCTGGAGTGGTAATGCCCAACGGCAATGCTTGTTGCTGGTGCTGTAATTGAACGCTGAGATTGCGAACTTGTTGGTCTTTTGAACCAGTCCCCAAACCCACATTAATATTAAATTCGTATTGATTACGCCATTCTCTTGGATCGATCTTGACCCATTGGTTCTTAAGATAGGTTTCTTGCACCTCATCTTGATATTGGCAAACCAGTTTTAGCATCAACTTAAACAGATCGACTACACCTTCAGCAAAATTACGAGCGATTAAATCGGTTCGCATTTGTGCTTTATTAGCTTGTAGGTTTGCTGCTGTCGCTGTGGTATTCAGACTATCCGGGTTATCAACTGCATTAGCAGAGCGATTCCATCCTGTAGCTTCTTCGGTATAACCTTGCAGATAATTGAGCATCCCCATTGCGTTGCCACTATCTGAAGAGCCTTGGTCTAATCTTCCAACCATGCCTTGTTGCTTAATACGCACGACACCACCTGGGCGGCTAGTGAGTAAGTCATCAAGGTTTACTTGTCCTTCGACTGCAAAATATCGGCCATTGACTTGTAGATACAAGTTGTCCAACATGGCCCGAAGAATGCTGGTCTTGATCTTTTGTGGCTCCATTGCAAGGTCTGCAACAGAAAGGCCAAAGAAGCGATGAGGCATCACAATCGGTACAACGTGAACGAATGGGATTACATCAACTGTCTCTACTTCGAGCAATTCGTTACCAGCACGAACGATCTTCAGTAGTTCCGATATGCCGTCACCGTCTCGATCTGCACGAAGGTAACATTCAGTCACCCAGATTAATCGCTGACTTGGATCGGTGTTTGGAGTATCTACTGAGGCATAAGGTTGTTCATCATCAAACCCAATACGCTCTACACGCTCCATAGACCATTGCTGACCGTTATCGTCAGAGGTGATCGAATCCACGTTCTTATAACCCATTGATTTGAGTTCGGAAGCGGTACGCATGATCCGATGACCAACGAACGGGCTATCTTGAATATTCTTAGCTTTTCGGCTGATTAAGAATTCCTCTGGAGGTACGTTCTCAATGGCGATCTTGCCGCCTTTTTTACTTCTTTTGCAAACCACGTCAAACAGCATCTTTGGAGGCTGTGCCTTCAGTTGTTGACCTTGTGCCAAGATTTTCTGAAAGGCTTGTTGTGCTTGCGGATTTCCCGTCTGTGCGGCAGCTTGCGCTTGTTTAGCTTGTTCGGCTAATTGTTGCAGAGCTTGCTCTTTGGCTTCCTGATCTTCTTCGTCAGGGTAAGACGATTGCTCGGTGATCTCAATTTCTTCATCATCGGCTAACTGAGCCAATTCAACGTCAGATAAACCACGATATTCTTCACGGGTATCTTCGTGGCGAGTGTCCCACCATACCTTGACAATGCCAGCCTTAGAAATCAGGGCATCTTTGAACCAAGTAGTCAAAATGCGATGACCATTGGATTTCTTATAAAAAAGATAATTTAAGTAGTCGGTAATGATGTCGGCATTAGCTTCATCACCTGGCTTAGTCGCTTCTAGTTCAACAACACGCTCAGAGCTAGAGAATTTAGCCATGAGTTCAGGCAAGATCGATTCGATCACATTGCGAACGTCAGGACTAACTACTGAGGAACGCCCTTCTACTTCAGGAGGAGATAAGTCCCCTTTTGGCAAAGCCTCGTAGTAAACCAATGACTTTTGACGCTGATTGGCGAGTTTTCCCCCGAAAAAGCCTACTGCTTGGCGCATCTCGGACTCGGTCAGAGCCTTTAGCTGATCATCGGTTAGTGCTTTTGCCATAAAAATCCTATACACAAAGCCTTAAAACGAGCTTTGTTGTTTATTTATAAATATTTTGTAAATAGTTCTTGACTATGTTGTAGCGTTACGCTACATTATGTTTAATCGCTGATTTATTTAACAACTTGCCTAGCGATCAATAAATGGGGCTAAACAGTTAAGGAGCAGTAAACATGAGAACAACTACACGCTATATTCCAGAAGGTTATGAACTCTCTTGGAATGATGAAGATCTCGGTATTCAAATTTATTACAAAGATGAAGTCAGTCCATCAGGTAAAGCAATCGTTGGCGGCCTATGTTTTGTAGGCAAAGCAGTTAAACCAACTTGGTTTTATCGTTTTCGCAATGGTCAAGAACGCATTGATGAAGTAACCAGCACTTTCAAAAGAGTTAGAGAAAGGGCTGAATACAAGGCTGCCAAGAAAGCTGAAATTGCCTCAATCAAACACGATGTAAAAATAGGCGATATTTTTCAATCTTCTTGGGGCTACGATCAAACTAATATTGATCATTACGAAGTTGTTGCTGTTGCTGGTAAAACTGCCACTATTCGCCCTATCAAGTCTTTAGTCGATAGTGACGGTTATTTACAGGGTAATTGCGTACCAGCACCAGGTAATTTCAAAGGCGATGCTTTTAAAAAGCTGATTCAATACACAAGCGCAACATCTGAGCCACACTTTAGACTTAACAGCTTCTCTAACGCTTGGAGAATCAAGCCTGTAGCTGTCATCTCAGGTAAGCCTATTTTTTCAGAATCCCGTTGGACTGCATACGCATAAGGAGAAATCAAATGACTTCATTACATCAAACGGCTTCTTGGATCATTGTTCAAAAAACAACTGGTAAAGCTATTTTTGAAATCTTTAGTAAAAAAACAGCCGATACTATAAGGTCTAAACACTCGGATCAATATAAGGTGTTACCTATCCTTCAATACTTACAAGACTTTAATAGCGAGGTGAAACATGACTATCTATGAACTAACAGAATGGCGATACCGCCTCGGACTATCTCAAACGGCTGCTGCCGAACTCTTAGGAGTCCATCGAGTAACACTTGCCAATTGGGAGCTTGGTAAGCATCCAATTGAAAAGCAGACTAGATTAGCTTGCCTTGCTTGTGAGCTGGCTTACATTGCAGCAGATCAGTACGTTAAAGATCATCCAGCTAAGTTAAATAACATTGGAGCTAAAAACTTAGTAGAGCATCAAGGGAAAATAGGTATTAGAGAAAAGTTTTTAAATGATGGTTTCAACTATCAAGATAAACCCCTACTTATTAGTATCCCGCCTGAGTCTCTCATCCAATACATCAAGTAAACCGTTATTTCTTGGAGTAGCACCAAAGTCTGCATAGGTCGGAGTCCCATAATCATCGGGATTTCTGACCATGTAGATGCGATCCATTTCGTTATTTGATACCCCGGTCTTAAACTTAGCGCCTGGGACAACTTCTTTAATCTTCTTCATTAACTCTGGCACTTGACCTTTAGAGTCATCAAAACCCATTACTAGAGCCTTATTACCGGGTCTAGCAGCGATCACCATTGAATCTGTTAGTCCAGCCTCACCGAGCTTTTTCAATTGCTCTGGGGTGATGTTATGCAACATGGCGGCATTGGAGTTCTGCGTATCACTCAAAAGATTTGGAATAAATCGCGCTACGCCGTTGCCATCTTGAGTTAAATTCTCAGACGTTTGGGCTGCGTACTTCATGTAATCTTGATCTACTACCCTACCCTTGTGGGCTGGAAATTGTTGCATGAATACAGGGTTCGCTTCAAAGCCATTAGAGCCTTGCCAAGCGCCTTGTGATGCTGACATATTGCCTTGTGCCAATGGGCTTCCTGTGGCGGTTCTAGCAGCGTCTAATCGCTCTCTAGATAAGGCCATTCCAACTGGATTGCTTAATGCTACGTTTTGTAGAAGCGCTGGATCAGTTACGGCAACTTCAGTATTAAAAACAGGTCTAGCAAACTGTCTTAGAGTATTTTCTGTTTTTGCATTGACATAAGGAGTCATTCTTTCGACACCTTGCTGCGCTGCTCTAACAGCAGATGGGGTAATTGGCATTAATGCGCCAGATAAGGTCTCTGTTGTCTGTCCAGCAATGCTATGCGATGGCTTTGGTAGCAAACCGTGCTGAGTAAGCCATTCGGTAGATCCTACTGCTTGTCCTGGCTTTAATAATCCGGTAGCTGTAAATGGTAATGACGCTAAATCTACCATTCCTGTCGCTGCCTGTGGTGCGCCTCTAGCGATAGAGTTAACAATATCCATCATAGGATTTTGTTGATCTATTAAGTTATCTAGTAGGCCCATTTAAATCCTTTTATGCGTAATTCATCTGGGGGTAATTTAATGAACCACCCCATTCGTCATTACTCATCTGTTCTGCTGCAATACAACAATATCGCCAAGCATCTGCACCATGAGAATGTTCATCATGAAGCGGTGCGCCAGGTTCATTGGTTTGCAAATTAATCGTTCTTCGATAGCGTTTTAGGCTATTGACGAGCTTATGTGTTTTAGTTTTATCAAAGTAGGCTCTCGGAAAGACCATTCTGGCTTGCCGGATACCTTCTTCGATGTCATCCCTACCGAGAACAAAAGTTGTTCTGCCAAGGGCTTGCATGATCTCTTCGGTGGACTTGCCACTCTTGAAGTCTTTACTTCTACCATCATGGGGAATGTAATCAGTACCCCAGTTGTATTTCATGTCTTTAAGCTGCATCACATACGAATCTAAAGTTCGATGCGAATCTTCAATGTAGTCAATAATTCTTAGCTCTGACGCTGATCTTTGCACCAGAATAATAGACATACTGTCATTCCAACCAAGATCCCAAACACTATGAACTTTAAGCATTGGGTCGTAAGGTACGTTGCGTATCCTTCCATCCCGTAGGCAAGCATCGATTTCATTGGCGTATATCGCTCCTTCGACTGCGGATCGGCATTTACCTTCCCAGACTGTCTTATAACCTTCGGGATCTCGCTTTTGCCACGCTAATCGTTCAGTTTCTAGTTCAATAGGGAACCAAGGATTATCTTGGTAGTTCATCTCTACAACCATCGCACCGTCTGGCGGGTTTAAAACAAAGCGCTCGTAGGTTTCATCTGAATCGAGTTCAGGGTTAAATGCAATCCAGATCTCAGAGCCAGGCTTACGAATGGTCGGAATTAAGACATCCCATGACCTTTTGGTAACGACTTGCCCTTCTTCGATAAAAACAATATCAACCCCTTCAAAGGATTTGATGTTGGTGACCGATTGTTGGCGAATACCAATGAAGGCAAAGTCAGAGCCGTTCTTGCCGAGAATCTTGTTTTCTTGCACTTCAAAGAAGGCGCTTAGTCCTAAGAGGTCAATTTGATCTTTCAAGAGCCGATGGACTGATTCTTGAATGGACTTTTGAGTTTCTCTAGCGCATAGCACCCGAATAGGTTTACTGGCTGCCAGGAGAATCAACATTCTGGCAATAGTCCAGCTTTTTGCAGAGCCTCTACCACCATGGACGATTTTGTATCGAGATGGAGTGGTTAGTAAAGGAAGCAGCTTCTCCGGTAATTCAACATTACTCACTAGCAACCTTTGGGGCTACCCCAATGATATTTAAAGCTAGATTGCCATTGACGTTAGCTTCTAACTCAGTCTTGATCGTTTCAGACCACTTCAATTGAGTCTTAGACCACCAGATCATTGCACTGGTGTCCCCACTCATCGCTTTGTCAAACAAGGTTCCAGCTACGGCCATGTGCGCTTTAGCTTTGCCCTCGTCTAACTCTTTACGGTAGTGAAGGCGAAGAGTCTTATCGTCTATCCCTACGAGAATGGCGATTTGTTCATGAGGCAAACCAATGCCACTAGCGTTCTCCACAACATCCCGAGACTTTTGGTCTGGTTTATGCGGAGGATTTCCACCTTTTCTTTTTATAAGGGGGAAGTTGTCATTGTCTTTGGTGGTATCTGTCATATATTCTTTCGGATTCGCAAGGATTGTCCGTTTAGGTGTCGGTCTAGTTCCCGACTGCCAGACTGTTTCATTTATAGGTCTCAGTCAACCTTGTCTTAGCCAGGGGATAGCTAAGTTTCCGGAAAGAGATTTCCGTTATCTTTTAAAACATTCTTTGAGTTGGTTTCTCACTTCTTGAAGCGATACCTTGTAATCATCGCAACGCTTTAGTTGAGTACCCAGTTGTCCTTCATGCTTTTTACACACTCTGACACCCCAAAGCCTTGAATGATGGACACAACCATTACATTCTTTATTTAGATTCCTCTCCTGATCTCGTTCCATTTTTATACTAGGATCAAGATAATAGGATTGGGGATAGGTCATAAAAAATCCCTCACGCAGAGGGATGTTCTTTCAAGGCGATAAAATTCACAATATTCATTTATCACTAAAATATCACGCATAAATTAGAGTGACAACGCACACTTGATACAGTAAGCACACAAGACACATTATTCATATTTTGGAAGGTTGTGTAATGTTTCTTCATAGTAACCAACCAATCTTTTCTTGTGCGGGTTTGGTCTTACTGTTGGAGGGTACTTTCCACTCTTGATGCGGTTATAAAGTTCTGTAGCGCTAATGCCAAGTGTGAGATAGATTTGCTTGAACGTATAGAACTTCATTCCAACCCTCCAAAATGTTTTAAGTGGGAAACTGCTCGGTGTTTTCTTGCGGTGTATAAAAATTCAGAGATACACAGGATCTTGCGTTGCTGAACAATGGTGTTGGCATAACGAAGCACCTTCCACCCCCCTTTAACGTAGAACTTGTTATGAGTGTTAGCTACATAGACAGCTTTAAGGTCTTTTGGAAGAGTTTTGACTAATTGCTCAAAAGCCTCTGCATCTAATGGGTAGATTGGATCTGGCTTTTCTACATCTGCAACTGCGTTCTCTTGTTTAGCGCCCTCTAGGAGTATGGCAGTCATACACTTGACGTTTTGATGCTGATTAGTCTTGCCATGACTCCAGCGTATCCAGTTTTCTTCTTGTTTTTTGAAATTTCTGCCAAAGCGAAATCCATACTTGGTCATTTGTATTTATCCCCGTGGATTTTATGATCGGCGGCAAATTGAAAGACCTCTCCAATCGATAAATCTGAATAATGATAAATTCCATGTTTGGAAAGGATTTTTCTCATTTTTATTAATCCTCTTTGCTCAATCTGCCGAATTCGCTCTCTAGAGATTCCAAAGAAATCGGCTATTTCTTGTAATGTCATTGGATTACTCATGGATGGCTTTCTTGAGTTGGCGGTACTTTGCGAGGTAAATCTGACGGATAGACTTGATTTCTTCGACAGTCCACTTGCCTGGAGCATTGGCTGATTCGATGCGATCTACTTCCTGCTCTCCCACCTTGACCAATAGAGATTTTCGGTAAAGGACAATGTTTCCAGATAGATGGGTATTGCATGGCTGGCACTGCTTATGGCAGTTGTTCTCATCAAAGCGAAGGTTTGGTGCGCTTCCTACGCTGCGATAGTGGCCCGCATGATATTGGCCCGTATGGTGTCTGCCACACGATATGCAAGGTAGTTCAATGTCTCTGATACGGATAAACGCATTAAATGCAATTTGGGCTTCTTTTAACCACTCATTGCGAGTCTTGAGCTTTTCCTTAAGTAGTTTGATCTTCTGCTTTTCAATCTTCTCTACTGCTACCCGACCAATTGCTTTAGCGCACTGCCACGAACAAACCTTTTGCATAGGTCTGAACGATTCAAATGGAGCATCGCAGACTTTGCACTTTTTCACTCAGCAAACACCACATTTTTATCCACCGCAAACGCTGAGATTAGTTCTTGCATTTCTGTCATTTGGGGAATAGTCATTTTTGAAGTTGATTGACCTAACACTACAAATCCTGATCCGTCTAAATTGGGTACTACATCCTGTTTTTTTAAGGCTGCGCTAAAAACGCACTTCCAAGATTCAGAGTCCAGCTTCTTTCCATACCAATCGACTTGGCGGGATATGTCAGAGAGCATCGCCCAGAGCCTAGAGTTCTGTTCTAAGGTTCTGGTCTTAGGTTTAACCTCGACACAATATCCATCGGGTGCTTGCTTGATGGCTAAGATTGCATTAGACCGAGCCTGATCGTGAACAAGGCAGAATAGTTGCTTACTCATTTTGTACAGCCTTCACAGCCGCAAGAACCGCATCCCGACTTAGCCCGTTCCGGTGATTCGTTATGGCTGCGATCATGGATTCCTGTTGTAATCTTGACGGCCTCGCTGATAACACCAAATGGGCTGCACAAATCGGACATCCCAATGCAAACAAACCCGATAAAGGGAATGGGGAGTCCTTCTTTGCATCCCGAATGGCACAGTATTGGCAAGTGCATACTTTCATCCTCCTATGTAGCTGTAAGAGAGGCCTCTAGGGAGGCTGATAAATTGCTGACTATCTCGGTGCATCCAGAGGGCGATCTTGCCCTCCCAATCCCCGTTACGTTGCTTACAACAGATCAATGCGGCATCGGGTATCGTGTGATCGACAATGCCTCGCTCTTCTAACTCTCGCTCTTTCGCTTTATTTCTCCAGACGATAAAAATGTTATCCACTTGATCAGCAATTGAGCCTGATCCTTTGATGTCCCACTTATCTGGCATGGAAGTTTCCTTCTCACCCTTGCGAACGTGATGGACTAGGTGAACATGAGCGTTAGTGTCTTGAGCAAAAGTGCAAACTTGGTTTACAAAATCTTTTTGAGCGTCATAGTCAGTCTCTTTGGGAATACATTTCATCAAAGAGTCAATGACGATATGAGTGATCCCCTTCTCTGCTACTGCATAACGGCAAATTGCCATCATCGTGTGCGGGTCAATCATCCCGTGATGGTCTAGCACATAGACATGGTTCTTTTTCCAATCCCAAAAGGCTTTTTGGTTATCTGGGTTGGTATTACTTCCACCGATAGCTTGGTGCATCATTCGGAGCAAAGTGCGCTTTGGCTGCATTTCAAAACTGCAAATCAAAATCTTCTCGCCTTGCTCTGCCAGCGTTAAGCAGACCTGACCTAATGCTAAAGACTTTCCATGACCATTGACTCCAGCCCAAAGGCTGACCTCTGAATCACGAAGGCCTACAAAGTCACCGTTCTTATCCCAAGGTAAATACTTTCCTTTGTTGGCATGGGGATTGGCAATAAAGGTAGCGACATCCTCGGCATAATCAGCCTTCTCAAACACTACCCTCTTCGGTGCGGTATCAGCGTAATATTTTGAAAAGTCGATTGAATCTGTGCTCAAGGTTTCCATTCGTTGAACTCCATGTCTGTGTCAATTCCTACAAGTAATTTGGGTTTACTTTCAATGAAGGCCAACCACCAAGCGACATACTTATGAATCGTGGTTTCTTTGCCGGGTATAAGGTGAACAGTCAAGCCATGCGACCAAGATAGATCGGCTCTCGCTGGTGGGGATTCGCCCACCCATACGCTCACAGGGAGTTCTCCATTTTCGATTTGCTTTTCTGGGTGTCCGTTTTTAGGATGGTCATCCAAGTGAACAAAAATATCGTTTGGGGTTACACCGTTCATGCGGCATGAAATGATTTGTTGGTGGCCGATCATGCGTTAACAAAGCCTTTTAGGTGGTTTGCAGAAGGCTCTTGGTTTTTTGCCCACTCAGCTTTAAAACCTCTCCATCCGTTTTGGCAGCAAAGTTCTAAAACGGTTTGCAATGGAAGATGGGCTTTATCGGCTTCTCGTTTTAATCCATTGATTGCAGTTTGGGTTACTGGCGCTTTCAAACCTTTGCGAAGTTTGATGAAGTCTTGGAATACAGATTCACTAACTCCGTCAGGAGTAATAGTATTTATATCTTTACTTCTCTTTACTTCTCTAGGTAACGCTGAACTAACGATTGGAGCGTTACTTTTTTCACGATCCTTATGGTTAGCCACTCTGACGGCTGTTAATACTCTTGCTTTTGCTGTTTTTCCGTTGTGTCTTTCAAAATTTGGGAGTGTTAAACCAGCCTCATTTACGATCAACCAGCCCACATTTACCATTGAATTCGTTATTCCAGTAACGCCAATTAAACGATCAAATAACGCCGGAGTAACGTTGAGAGCGTTACCATTTACTGTATGTTGATCGAACCAACGCCATACTCTAAGTAACTTTCCAACCGTTAAATCTGGATCGTCATAGCCAAGTTCAACTGTCATTGCTAGAACTTCCCTTTTCTCAGGGGTATTTATTTCAAACTTTAGCCAGTCACCAGCCATTTATCTCTCCAGTTGCACTCACAAAAAACACTTGGCAGGATGGGTGAGTAATCCATCCTTTCGGGAATGACCCTAGCCAAGCTACCCTCACGGTTCTTAATGCTTTTTTGCTTCTTTTTGAGCCTCTAGAGCCTCGTAAATTGATCTAGCCCAACTGCTCACACCGACACTTCTTAAGATCGGTGATCGAGTGTTTTGAAGGTCTTTGGCCTTATCCATCGGCTTTTGCCAAATACGGCTGAGTTGTTGTTTAGTCATTTGTTCGCCTCCGTACTCCGATGTTCTTCCACCGCTATCGGATTTACACCCGCTACTCGGCAGACCAAAATAGACTCATGCAATTTCTTTTCAGACCACTCGCTCAAAATCGTTTTGATGATTTCGGTACGGCATTTGTCGGTAGCCGAGCAATAGCCATCAATCACAGAAAGCTCTTCAGCTTCAACTTCGAATCGAACTTCGGTCTTAGCCATGTATCGCCCTATTTCTTAGGTTGTTTTTTTGAATCTCTAGCATCAAGAAGATCGCTTAATTTCTTGCCAGCGCTAAATGAGCAGTCACCACCAATAGATAAGATTTGGCTTATACGGCCCTGTGAAATACCAGCGAAAACGGCCATCTCTTCTTGCGAAATACCAAGGCTGGACAGTTTTCTAATAATTTCTCTTGTTTCCATGCCTGAGATTATTAGCTATCTAATAGTTAAAGTCAATAGATAGCTAATATTTATTTTATTAAGATTCTAATAATGAGTACATTAGGTGAACGTGTATCCGCAAGGATGAAAGAATTGGACTTAAGCCAGGAGCAAGTGGCTGAGCGACTTCGAGCTATTACCCCAGACGGTAAAGGATCTCAAGGCCTTATAAGTCAGATAATTAACGGCACAAATAGCGGCTCTAAATACATAGTTCAACTTGCTACTGTTTTAAAAACATCAGCCAATGAGCTTTTATATGGTCAATCTGCTCACGCAAAGCTATCTAAGGATGCAGCACACGAAATAGACCTTGAAAACAATGAAGCATTCCCTGCTGTAAAGAAGGTAAAAATTCGAGTTTCAGCAGGAATTACTGGGTTTGGTGTCGAGCCTGTCACGGGTGATGATTCTCTTATTGTTTTTAGGTCTGATTGGTATCAATCAAGAAAACTAAAACCTGAAAATCTATTAGCTTTAAAGGTGTACGGCACAAGCATGGAGCCAAATTTATATGATGGCGATGTAGTTGTTATGAATAGAGCAGATACTGGGCTTACCGATGGCGATGTATTTGTATTTAATTTGGATGGCGAAGTTGTAATTAAGAGAGCGGTTCGAGATCAAGGCCAATGGTGGCTTGATTCCGATAATCAGGACAAGACTAGATTCACCCGTAAAGCCTGTCCTGAAGGCATTTGCATCACTATAGGCCGAGTAATTCATAGGCAAACCGAAAGGATTTAATCCTAATGTTAAAAGGTTTTAGCGCCCTTCTATTTGCTTTGATAATGTCATTCTCTGTGTCGGTTTATTCTCAACCCGTAATGACATTAGGTGATTTGCAACAAATTTGTTCAGGTAAAGACCAGGAAGCAAAGACAGCTTGCAAGTTTTATATCATGGGTTATACACAAGGCATTTCAATACCAATTAGTAGAAAACCTTGTATGCCTGAAAATTATTCATTTTTTAATCTTGAGATAACTGTAAAAGACAAAATTTCAAATTTAGTAAAAATGTATCCTGGAGACACCAAATTAGAAGCCTCTGGAGTCTTGGGGGGAATTCTTATAAGTTTGTATAAATGCCCCAATACATAGGCTAATAAACCCTCATAAACCCGCTTTTGCGGGTTTTTTTACGTCTATTTCTAAGTGTTTTCCCTAATCTACTAAAAAAGTATTAGTTTTCTATTGACCTATATCTATTAGTTTGCTAATATTCTTCACATGGCAACACAGTTTCACCGATGCGAAGGCGAGTTGTAGGTGAAGCAAGGGTTTAGCAGACCGACTGTGGCAGGTGAAAGCTACCAGAACAAAGGGTTCTTTTAGTCAATAACGGCAAGCCTAGCATGGGTAGTAAGTAATGCAGCAATGGAAATGGTGGGGAGGCAATGTAACAAGGTGAGGTCGTTGACCGGTAGCCCTTGCGAAGCTCCCCATCAACTCCACCAATTAACAGGGGGATTTATGAGCAACGAATACGAACACTCGCTAGAGATGGCTTTAAACAAGCTAGAGGATAGGTTATTGAACAAGCATGAGATCGAGATCATTCGCTCTGCTTGTGGCAAGCCAACTGGTGAATTAGTGGCCGAGCGTAACCATGAATTGCTTGACTCTGTGTTTCACGATATTGGAAGGATCTTTCGCAAATGAACCAATTTCTTAACGGAATCTTTTTAGGATTCATGGCTTTCACAATTCCTTTATGTATCTACGTTGTAGCTACAGGAGGTTTGGTATGAATATGCCCCCACTCTATAACGGCAAAGTCTGGATCGGTATTAACTATAAGCGCCCCTTACCTAATCTGGTTGAGTCACACGATGCTCAGTTAATTCAAAAGGCTTTGCTAAACGATCAAAAAAAGAGCTTTAAACATTTTTTATTAAGGATGTTCTCATGAAAGTCTATCAAGCAATTAACAAAGTGCAAAAAGCATTAGTTAAAGAAGGCATCACTAAAAATCGTACTAACAGTCAAGGCGCATCCTATAAGTTTCGTGGCATTGACGATATTTATAACGCAGTAAGCCCTTTAATGGCAGAGCATGGGCTTTGTATTCTTCCTAGAGTGATTGCCAGAGAATCTATTGATCGTGTTGCAAAGAGTGGTGGTGCTTTGTTCTATGTAACTGTTGAGGTTGAGTTTGACTTTGTAAGTACAGAGGATGGCTCAAAGCATACTGTGAAAACCTTTGGTGAGGCTATGGATAGCTCTGACAAGGCTACCAATAAAGCAATGTCAGCAGCTTATAAATATGCTTGCATCCAAGCGTTTGCAATCCCTACTGAGGGTGATAACGATGCTGATGCTCATACTCCGTTAGTTGCCACAATTAACGATAAAGAAAAAGATGAGTTAATTCAAAAACTTCGTGATGCCGCCCAAGCGTTTGCAATCCCTACTGAGGGTGATAACGATGCTGATGCTCATACTCCGTTAGTTGCCACAATTAACGATAAAGAAAAAGATGAGTTAATTCAAAAACTTCGTGATGCCGCCATGCTTGGAACAAGAGCTTTAAACGATACATTTACAAAGATCCCAAAAAGCGAGCTAAAAAATTTAGTTTGGAAACAACATTCTGCTGAATTAAAGAAAGCAGCAGACCAGGTAGATTTGGCGGTGACAGCATGAACCTCATTATTAGCTCCCATGAGCAAGGCAGCGAAGATTGGCTCAATGACCGATTGGGTCGTGCTACTGGATCAAGAGCAGGAGACATTCTTGCCAAAGGTAAGACCAAAGGATCAGAGGCCGTTACTCGCAGAAACTACCGTTTTCAACTAGCCTTAGAGCGCATAACTCGCAAACAACAGGGGCAAGTATTCGTCAATGATGCAATGGCTAGAGGAACCCTTTTAGAGCCTCTAGCACGTCAAGCCTACGAGTTGCATTCAGGCAACTTAGTAAAAGAAGCGGGATTTTGCTACCCAGAAGATACGGAACACTTCGGCTGCTCAGTAGATGGGTTTGTGGATGATGACGGACTCATTGAAATCAAGTGTCCTTCTGCTCCAATTCATTACGGGTATTTAGAGGATGGCGTTGTCCCCATCAACTACAAAGGACAAATTCTTCACAACTTGATGACCACTGGCAGGGCTTGGGCTGACTTTGTTTCCTACTCACCGGACTTTCCAGAAAAACTCCAACTTTTTATTGTTCGCTATCACGTTGATGGCAATGAGTTGGTTGATTACAAAACTGAACTCGATCAATTCTTGGTCGATGTCGAAAACCTTACAAACGATATTTTAAGAAAGGCAGCATAACTATGGCTTCTGTAAACAAAACAACTACCTTGGGTAATTTAGGACAAGACCCAAAAGTAACTGAATCTAACGGTAAAACGATTACCAAAATTTCAGTAGCAACTTCCTACAAATATAAAAACCAGGCTGGTGAACAAGTTGAAGAAACTGAATGGAACAACATTACTTTTTTTGGAAAACTTGCTGAGATAGCAGCACAGTATTTAAAGAAAGGTTCTTCAGTCTATGTTGAGGGTCGATTAAAGACCTCGAAATGGACAGATGCCAACGGCCATGAAAAGTATCAGACATCGATCATTGGAGATTCCATGCAGATGTTAGGCGGTAAACCAGAAGGTGCAACGCAATCAGCAAAACCCATTGCTACAGCACCATCTTTAGACGATGTGCCTTTTTAGGAGTTTTAAATGAAAAAACTAATCGCAATCACTTTTTTGGTAATGACCACAATTCAAGTGGCTTATGCCTATGTTCCCCAATGCCAACAGAAGTATGTCTGTGGCCCCGCTGGATGCCGGTGGATTACGGTTTGCTGGTAAGAAAGCGAAATAATGGAAATTTCAGAAAACTTATTAAAAATAAAAGCAATCGTCAAGGAGTTGGAGTTATTGCTTTGCAATGCCAATCCAATTGATAAAGGCGCTTTATTTGAGCCATACACCAGACTTTATGCCAATGCTGGTCAAGGAGTAATTGAGGCAGACAGATTGGGCAACTTGCCTGCAACTCCAGCAGAAACTTTAGTCAATAAATGGTTCCATGATGTTCACTGGGAATCTGACTTATGAACCATATTGAAAGCGTTTGGGTTTCTGGTGTTTTATTTATAGGCGTGTTGCTCATCATTGTTTATTTAAACGGGCAAGACCGATGAGGCAATCTAAATTGGGGAGTTTTTATGAGGCTTGCTTTAATACATTCGTTGGTTTCACCATCAATTATTTGGCCAACCTTTGTATCTTTCCTTTATTTGGATTCCATATTAGTTTGCTCAACAACTTCTACATGGGACTGTTTTATACGGTCATTTCTGTCGTTAGAAGTTATGTCATTCGTAGGTGGTTTGACAGGCGTATTCACGATACTGCAATGAAATTAGCGGGGGAAAAATGAGCATTGGTGACGTACATAGCAAAGAAAAAGGTTCAGGCGCTCGTTATAACGACAACAAGCCTGATTTAAGCCTAATTCCATTAATTACCTTAGAAGATGAGGCACGGGTTTGGATGTATGGAACAAACAAATATGCTGCTTTTAATTGGATGAAAGGGATGCCTTGGTCTGTTCCATTGTCTTGCGCTTTGCGTCACCTGGCATCGTTTCAAGCTGGCGAGGATATAGATCAAGAGTCTGGCTTACCTCATATTGCTCATGCCATGTGTAATTTAAGGATGTTGACCTTGTATTCCAAGACTTATATCGATGGTGATGATAGACCAAAGGAGTGGCTCAAATGATGAAGGAAAAAGAAAGTCGTGGGCCATACGAGGGTTACTCCATGAGCCAGTCGGAAGTTGCTCAAGCACTATTTTTAAAGCAGCAAACGATTTGCTCAATTGAAAAGCGAGCTTCTGCCAAATTTAGAGAAATCTTTGAACAACGTGGCATTGATATTTTAGATTTATTAGAGGATTAAAAATGAGTGAACTTTGGACAGTTGAGGATATTGCCTCATTTTTAAAACGCAAAAAGAGGTATGTAGGTGAACGCATGGTCAATATGCCAGGCTTCCCGCAAGCCATTCGATTGCCAGCGCCTACAGGTGGCCGTGGAAACCCCTTGTGGAAAGCTAATGAGATAGTAGAATGGGTTTATAAGTTTCAGGAAAAGCGAGTTGCGTAGGTATTAAATTTGTCATCACATATATGACACAATCGACCCGCTAACCCATATAAATAGACTATAAAGATTCCCTTCCTGGGCACCACAAAATAGCACTCTAAACCCCGTAGAATATAGCTCTAAGCCTTATTTTGCGGGGTTTTTCATTATCCCCACAAACCCACATAAAACCATGTTTTTTCACCTTTTTACTGCTAAGATGACACATAATTCACACATAAATGACACACGGAAAGAATCATGTCCAGCATTAAGAAGTTGGGTGGTAACTGGCGAGCTTCCATTAATAAGACGGTTAATGGGGTAGTTCATCGCCCTACTGCTGTATTTTCAACCAAAGCAGAAGCTCAATCATGGGCTGCTGAAACGGAAACAGAAATTCAAGCTGGAAAACGTGGTCAAGTTAAAGCAGTCACTTTTGGAAAACTATTAGAGCGTTATCAAGAGGAAGAGTCTCCCAAGCATAAAGGCCATATTTGGGAAAAGAATTTGATTGCCAGATTATCAACAATGCCGATCTATTCAATTAAGCTCTCAGACCTTACTTCCGATGATTTTAGTAAGTGGCGCAACAGTAGGCTTAAAACAGTCGCAGAGAGCACAGTAAGGCGAGAATGGATACTTCTCTCATCTGCTATCAATGTCGCTATAAAGGAGTGGAAATGGCTTTCTGTAAGCCCTTTAAATGGGGTAAAGAGACCAAAAGATGCGCCAGCTAGGAAAAGACTATTTACAGATAAAGAAATTGAATTGTTGACCTATACGATGGGGGTCGATGGAGTACCGAAAACGGTAACAGCAAGAGTGGGATACGCAATGCTATTCGCATTGGAAACGGGGATGCGATCTGGTGAGATCGTCAATTTGAGGTGGAAAGATATTAAAGGAAGAGTAGCTACCGTAATAGACGGTAAGACGGCCTCTGCTCGAAGAGAGGTTCCCTTAACGTCTGAGGCTGTAAGAATCTTAGGAATATTGCCAAAAAAGGCTGAGGCCTGCTTTGACATTACAGACGATCAAAGGGATGCTCTATTTAGTAAGGCCAAGAAAAAAGCAGGAATTAGTGGGTTACATTTTCACGATTCACGGGCTAACGCTTGTACCAAGTTAGCTAAACAGATTGATATATTGTCTTTGGCCAAAGTGATTGGACATAAGAACATAAATCAATTGCAAGTGTATTACCGAGATTCAGCAGAAGAAATCGCTAAAAGATTGACTTAAATTCTTATACAAATATCGGACAAGACCTTTAAAAAATAACGCTGTAACTGCATGAAATTTATAGAAAAAGTCATGCAAAAATAGGACATAACCAAGTAAATTTCCCTGTAAAAACAAAGTAATTTAATTTACAGGGAAAAGTGCAATACATTACACATAAAGCCGTTTAACGCTCACTATGTTAATAAATAAAAAAGTTTCCCGAACGGGAAGAATGTAAGAAAAAGTATCGTAAATTACATAAATCTTCCCGATCGGGGTATTTTGTAAGAAAAAGTCTGCCCAAAGTGTGCATCGACAGTAATTTCACCATCCAGCTTTACCAAGAATCCTCAGCAATCTAGGCATGGGCAGACATTAAATTATAGCTAATAGCTTAAAGATGACCTATTAATGAGTCCTTATGATGGTTAATGGCTTATTTATGAGTCATTAACTTGAAAATCCCTTGTCAACAACTTTACAAATAAACGGCAAAACTTTACAAAAGTGTCAACAAATCTGCTGATATATATACTTTTTGTCAATAACTATACATATAGGTATCAATATATATAAGCAATCAATACCTATGGGTATCAGTTATTAGACAGTTTTGCTTTTGTCTAGTAACTAGCGAAACCCTTTGATATGGGCAATCTTCTGCTCTAACTCGTACTGTTCTTTGCATTCACCGCCTGGACAGAACCGCCCTGCTTTTTCAATTTCAGCGTTGCATGATAGGCAGCGCCCCGAGAATGCAATAGGCTGATTCTTTGCTCTGGCTTTCTTAATTGATAGCTCACGGTGCTGCTCTTCTTGCTCTGTTGCCTGATCCCAAATATCGGTCATGCTATGTTGCCTTCTGCTCTAAAAGATATAAGCCGTAATTTGCGAATGCGTACCCAAAATAGGTATAGGACATCCCTAGTTTTCCCTGAAATAGATTCTCAAGGGCGATGTATAGGTATATGAGGCCAGTAATAATGATTAGATTGCTACTCATAGCTCTTTTGGGTCTAGTCCAAGCTCACGGGCAATAAGAGAACACCGAGTCCGAAATTGTGCAGAATGATGCAGCCATTTATCACCCTTGTGCCTATAGAACGATAAATGTGCGACCTCATGGCAGAGGACAATTAACAGGGTATAGAAGTGATCGCAACGAGCAGAAGATATAGTGATCGTATGTTCGTAATCATCTTCATCCGTATAGCAGTACGTTCCCATCGTTTCAGGATCTGCGTTAATTACGAAATTGATAGCCTCTGGAAGAGGAAGTCTCCATTTAGTGAACGGATATGAGCAGCATAGACTTGCATATAAGTGACGAACCGCCTCTGGAGTGAGTTTCATACTTCGCTCCTAATCTTTACTCGCTTATGGATGGTTCTAGTACCTCTATTCCATGCGCCACAAGATAGGCATTGATAACGCTGATAAGACCCAACCGAAGTGATTGCCCTACCCCTACTTTGGAGTGATCCACTTCCACAGTTGGAGCAACAATCAATATCGGAAAATAGATTGACGTTGGGATGGTTTTGAATCCAAGGAAGGAGCTTGTAATAGACTG